GAGTGAGGCCTTGCGGAGCGGCATTGTCGATCTGGATGGCCTCAAGCTGATCGATCCGCATGACGTGACCGTGGACGAGAATGGCACGGTGAAGGGGGCGGCTTCGGTGATCCTGCGGCTGCAGCGGGACAAGCCGTGGCTATTCAATACGGGTAATTCGAGCAGCCTGGCGACCGCGCCACCCAGCATAGCGGGCCGCACGAAGCTTGCTACCGAAATGACCCTCGATGAGTGGCGCGCGGCCCGGCTTGAACTGCTGCGGCGACGCTAGAGCACGATCCGTTCGAATTGAGTCTGTTCGCGGTTCGATCGCGCTGCGGCGGGTCGACGGCTGACCTCTTTAATCATCCTGCGGGGGCGGCGCCCCTGCCAATTTGGGGGCTCGAATGGGTATTCAGAATTTTCCCGCGGCGTTGCAGCCGATCATTCAGCAAGGGTTTCTGGAGCGGGAGTTTCAGCAGGCGCTGACCTCTCGCCTCGGGTATCGCGCGGTGGCGGATCGGGAAGAGTTTGCCGTCGGGATCGGCGAGACGCTGACCAAGACGCGGGCAGGGCTGCGCCCGGCGGTGACAACGCCGCTTGCGCCGGCGACCAACACCAACCTGGATAACGGGCTTACGCCGGGCAACTGGGGTGTCGAGCAATATACGTTGACGCTGAATAATTATGCGTCGACGATGGATTTGAACGTTGTGACCAGCCGCGTTGGCATTGCAAGTCAATTTCTGCAAAATGCCTACGTCAATGGCGAGCAGGCGGCGCGCAGTCTGGACGATCTTGCGCGCAATGCTCTGTTTGGCGCCTATTTCGGCGGCAACACGCGGGTTCGGACAACGCTTTCCGGCGCCGGCGCGATTGTCAATGTCGATGACGTGCGCGGGTTTCAGACCGCCTTTGTGAACGGCGTGCAGCAGGTTGTCTCCTCCAGCAACCCGTTGGCGGTGACCGTGGGTGCCGGCTCGTATAGCGTTGTTGGCGCCGCGGTGGATACGACGAATGTGTCGACCGCGCCAGGCGGTATTTCCGGGACATTGACTTTCGGATCCAACGCGTCGGTCAGCGATGGCACTGCCGGCAACACGGTTCTTGCCGCAACGGCAGCATTGGTGCTGAGACCGAACGCGCGGGGCAATACCAGCCTGCTGCAGGCGGGCGATACGTTGTCCATGTCCAATATCCTCGATGCCGTGGCCAATCTGCGCGTCAATGCGGTGCCGGATATTGATGGTGCGTATAATTGTTATCTGGACCCTATCAGCGCCAGGCAGCTCTTCGCGGATCAGGACTTCCAGAGACTTTTCATTGGCACCACGTCCGCGATCGAGGTCTTTCGGCCGGGACAGGGTGTGGTCAATGAGTTCCTCGGTCTGCGCTTCGTGCTGACAAACGAGTCCTATGTTCAGGCGGCGTCGGGGGTTGCGGGCGCGGTGGTGCGGCGGCCGATCGTGGTTGGGCAGGGCGCGCTGATCGAGGGTGATTTCGCCGGCATGGCGGCCGATGATGTCGCGCCGGCAAACTCGATCGTATCACTGGTTGATGGTGTTTGCATGGTGACGCGCGAGCCGATCGACCGTCTGCAGCAGATCATTGCACAATCCTGGTATTGGATTGGCGGATTCTGCGCGCCGTCGGACACGACGACCAATAGTACGACGGTCGCGACCGCTACGAACGCCACCTATAAGCGGGCCGTGATGATCGAGCATATCGGATAGATTTCACCGGGACGAGACAGGGCTGCGACGAGCGCATTTGGCGCGGTGTTTTCAGTGCGATGCTGCAGCAGGCCGGAGCGCCCATGTTCACCGACCAGCAGAAAACAGATATTCGGCGGCATTGCGGCTACCCGGCCTATGGCAGCGCACCGGAAGGCAACATGGGCTGGCGCTTCTTTACCGCGTATGGCGCGCTGGAGTATCGCCTGAATAATCTGAGTGCGGCGGAAACGACGATCGTCGTCAATTACCTCGCCACATTGAATCAGCTTGAATATGTCGTGCCGACGGCATCGGAGAACCTGGATAGTGACGCGGCGGCCGGATGGCAGCATAACCGATACGAAGTTGCAGATCGGTTGCGTCTGCTGGATGCGTGGCGGCGGCGGCTCTGCGCGTTTCTGGGCGTGCCGCCAGGCGAGGGGTTGGGCGTGGCCGGCGTGACCTGGGTGACATGATGGACGGGGCTACATTACAGAATCTGATCAGCAAGGGATGGGGAACCGCTGCGCGCCGTACCGGATTTCCCTATGTGCTTTACCGCCCTTGCGGGGTGTCCAATCCACTTGGCGCGCGCAACCGCGTGATCAAACTGAATGCCGCTCTTGAACCTGCACGGGACGCGGCAGCCGCGGCTGCCGGGTATGGCGGCGCGCTGTGGCGGGCGGTGTTCGATTCGCTGTACAGTGCGGCGGGTGATTATCTGCAGGGACCAGGGGGCGTTTTTTTCGTTGCCTCGCAAGTGCCGCTGCAGCCGGCACTTTGTGTGCGGACAAGCAACGTCGTCACGCTTGCACGTGCCTGGCCGGCGATGGGTGGCGGCTATAGCGGGTTTGTTGCCGATGACTCAAACTCTGTCATTGTCGGGTGGCCGGCCCTGCTGACGGCGGGTGGTCTGCGCATGAACGGCACATTGCCCGAAGCCTATTTTGGCAATTGGACCGCCTTTCTTCCAGTCATGCCGATCGTGCCGCAGGTTGCGGATATTTTGCTGGACGATTTAGGGCGGCGGTTCGTTGTGGGTGCGGCACAGACGAGCGTGCTCGGGTGGCGGTTGGCGATGCGGCAGATTGATGGGTGATCAGGGATCGGGCGCACCGCCAGCGCCAGGGGCGGCGATCGCTCTGACTGGTTGATCGTAACGAACGCACGAACCGTCCGGAGACAGTTGCGATGCTGCCAGGCCAGTTGCACGTGATTACCGCACGCTTCAATCCGCTGCGATGGGAAGCGCCCGAGCGACACTATAATGACTGGGTGACGCATTTACTGGACAGCGGGGCGAGCCTGACCGTTGTCGAGGTTCAGTACGGACGGCGCCCATTCACCTGTGTTCGGCCGCATGTGAACCATGTCGGGCTGCGCGCCGATAGCTGGTCGTGGAGCAAGGAATGCGCTCTCAATGAAGGTATAAAGCGGCTGCCGGAGGCCGAGTATATCGCCTGGGGCGACGCGGACATATGGCATCGCAAACCCGGATGGGCCGCCGAGACCGTCGCGTATTTGCAGCATTATCGCGTTGTGCAGACCTGGACGCGGGCGCTCGATCTGGGGCCGCATGACGAATTGATCGGCGTTCATACGTCATTCTGTGCACAATATCAGATTGGTGCGCCGTTGGTTGCTGACGGCAAGAATTTCTGGACGTTCGAAGGTGGTTACGCGACCTATCCGCATAGCGGGTATTTCTGGGCGTGCCGACGGGAATTCCTGGACTGGACCGGCGGGCTGTTTGAGCTGGCCGGCATGGGCAGTGGCGATCACCACATGGCACTCGCTCTGGCTGGTCTGGTGGAGCGGAGTTATCCGTCCGGCACGAGCGACTCCTATCGCGCGCATCTGCGGCGATGGCAGCAGCGGGCGCGGGCATTTGCCAATGGCCGTATTGCGGCGGTGCCGGGACTCATCGAGCACCGGTTTCATGGATCAAAGCAGCGGCGCGGTTATCTCGATCGCTGGGACCTATTTGTCAGGGGCGTGCTTGAGTGGGCAGGCAACAAGCCGGAGCTGGAGCGGGAGTGGGACCTGTATCTGAGGTCCAGGCGCGAGGATGATAATTGCCTGTGAGGCGATAGCGTGGCGGAACTTGCGGACGTCGAACAGGCGCTGGTCGATGTGCTGATCGCGGCGGCATATCCGAACGGCCCGGGGGCGGTGAGCAGCATTGGAGTGCCGTTTCGGATCTATCGCGGCCGCCCGACCAACGCGGCGTTGATCGCGGATCGCGCAACCGGCACCGTCGAGGTGAGTGTGGCGCCGCTGGCTGACGCGACACGCAATACAACGCGTTGGGGCCTGCAAGAGACCGCTCTGCCGTCACCTGCCACGCTGACCGTCGGCGTCAGTCAGAATTCCGCGACGTTTGCGGGTGTCGCCAGACCGGGCGACCTGGCGGGCGCGGTGATCAATAATACCGAGGCTTTCGTTTATCAGGCGCAGGCCGGCGATTCCGCTTCGCTGGTCGCAGCCGCCCTGGCAGCTGCCATACGCGCGTCGATGACATGCTGGGTGGCGGGTGCAGTCATTACTGTTCCGCGCGCGTTCAGCCTGGTGGCGCGGACCGCGTCCCTCGTGCAGGCGTTGCAGGAGTGGAGCCGGCAGGAACAAGGATTTCAGATATCCATCTGGGCACCGACGCCATTGATCCGCGATAATGCGGCGCAGTTGTTTGGCGCGGCACTGACGCAAGTGAGCTTTCTCACGCTGGCGGACGGCACCGGTGGCCGGTTACGCTTCCGCGCTACCGCGAATTTCGACGGCGATCAGGCTGCGTCGGTCTATCGCCGCGACCTGACATTTTATGTCGAGTACGGGACGACTCTGGTGAGCAGTCATCCAACGATGTTGTTTGGCGATCTTGACTGGAACGGCACGACAATCTTTGCATGAGGAAATGCTGCGATGGGTGGGGCTTTGGTTGTTGTCCGACCGTTCGGCCGGTTCAAGATCGGTGCTATCATTGCGGATCCGGCGCTGATCAAGGCGACGTTGGCGGGCGAGCATGCGCATTATGTGGTGCGTCTGGCCGGCCTTGCCATTGAAGGTGCCAAAGGCCAGGGGGTTTGACGATGCCGATCTATCAGCAGGGCAGCCTGAACACGACAGCGCTCATCGTGCCGGATCTCTATGTTCAGATCGTCCCGCCGCAGAATCTCGTTTTGAACGGGGTGGCGACAAATACGATCGGGATCGTCGGCACGGCGAGCTGGGGGCCGGTGAACCAACCCGTGGTGGTCGGGACGATGGCGGAGTATGCGTCGTCATTCGGACCCGTTGTGGTCAGAAAGCACGACATGGGGAGTAACGTTGCGATTGCCGTGCAACAGGGGGCGTCGGCGTTCCGCTGCGTGCGTGTGAGTGACGGGACCGACACCGCGGCATCGGCCCTGATCGGGTCGTTGAATGGTGCCTTTTCGCTTGGGCTGACCGCGTTATATACGGGCGCGCAGGGCAACAACGTGACCTTCTCGCTTGGCGCGGGTTCGGCCAATGGGACCTGGCGGCTGACCATTGCTCTGCCGGGGCAGGTGCCGGAATTGTTTGATAATATTGCGGCGCCTTCGCCCACGGTCTTTTGGCAGAATTTGGCCGGCGCCGTGAATAACGGCCAGGGACCGCTGCGCGGCAACTCACAGCTTGTCGTTGCCAGCCTGGGGAGCGCGGTGACAACGCCGCCCGCGGTGATCGCGCGCCAGTCGCTGCTGGGCGGCACTGATGGCGCGGGCACCGGGGTGACGGCGGCAACATTGGTCGGGCAGGATATCGTGCCGCGGACAGGGATGTATGCGCTGCGCAGCCAAGGCTGCAGCCTTGGGGTGTTGTGCGATTCGGATGATCCGACGCAATGGGTGGTGCAGGCCGCATTTGGCGGGTCCGAAGGCCTGTACATGATCCTGACCGGGCCAGCCGGCGACAACATCAGCAATGCCGTTGCGACATTGCAGGAGTCGGGGCTCGACTCGTTCTCGGCCAAGCTGATGTTTGGTGACTGGATTTACTGGTTCGACCAGACGAATGGGGTGACCCGTATTGTTTCGCCGCAGGCATTTGTGGCTGGGCTATTGGCCAATATGTCGCCGGAACAATCGAGCCTGAACAAGCAGCTGTACAACATTGTCGGCACACAGAGCGCCGGGACGCCAGGCACCGGCCAGTCGGCCACATACAGCGACGCGGAATTGCAGGTGCTGTTTCAGGCCGGCATAGATGTCATCAGTAATCCGCAGCCTGGCGGCGCGTATTGGGGGGTACGGTGCGGCCATAACACATCCAGCAACCCCGCGACCGATGGCGACAATTACACGCGGATGACGAATTTCATTGCCGCCACGCTGGCGGCGGGCATGGGGCAATTTGTCGGCCAGGTGATCAATGCGGGCCTGTTCAACAGGATCAGGGCGACACAGCTGAGCTATTTGAACTCGCTGTTTGGCCAGGGAATTCTTGGCAGCACGGATGGATCGCTGCCGTTTTCAGTGATTTGCGACAGTTCCAACAATCCGGTCAGCCGGACCAGCCTGGGCTATGTGCAGAGTGACGCGCAAGTGCAGTTCCAGGGTATCAATGAGAAATTCATAGTAAATGTCGAAGGTGGCCAGACAGTTGTTGTCCAACGGCAAGTGCTGCCGGCCAACTGATAATGGAACTGCACCTCCGCGCAAGCTGACGCAAATAGACGTCCGCTAATGACAGCGCAGAAGCAAAAGTTTTTTGCTTCTTTTTTTAAAAAGAAGAAGTCCTTTTGTTTTCCTGCGTCACTGACCGGTGACGCCGCACACGCAATTTTCGTAGTCAGGAGCCGTCGATGCGTAGGATAGCGCTTTTTGCCCTGTTGAGTGCCCCGGTTCTCCTTGGCGCATGCGCCAGCAAGGTTCAGGACGAGGTCGATCTGACTGCGGCCTACGATGTGGCCGCGTCGGCGGAGGCGGCGTATGCGGCCGACCCGGGTGCCGATCCGGCCCTGGTCAAGCAGGCGGCGGCGTTGCTCGCGTCGGCACAGGCCGCGCTGCTGGCGTGGCAGAACGCGCCCGCGGGCAGCACCACCGAGGCGACGGCATTGTCCGCAGCGGTCGCGGCGCTGGTGGCGTTCGAGGCACAGATCGGTCAGGCACCGGCGACGCTGCATGCCGATCGGGACTGTGATCCGACCGACCCGACCTGCGACGACGGCGTCCACCGGGGCTAGCGCGATCGAACAAGGCGCGAGACTGGTCCGCGGGCCCTCGGGCCCGCGGCACCCCGTTCATGCAGCCGCGGCATTGCCCGGCCCGCACGGAGTATGTTCGTCATGCCAATCAATTCCTTCTCCATCGGCCGCGACTGCCAACTGGTTGTGATGGGCCCGTTCGGACGGGTTGACCTCACCTACGTGACCGGCTTTGAGAGCCGGCAGATTACGCAGTCGGTTCGACTGGACCGGTTGGACGGGATGCCGATGGGGGCGGAATTACCAAAAGGCTGGGAAGGCAGCTTTGAGGTCGAACGCGGCACCAGCGCGGTCGACGATTTCATTTCGGAAATCGAGGCGGCGTTCTTTAACCAAGGTTCCATGCCGGCGGGCACGGTGTACCAATACATTGCTGAAGTGGACGGCACCACGTCCACGTATCAATATAGCGGTGTCGTCTTCAAGCTGGCCAATTCGGGGTCGTGGCGCGGTGATGCGAGCGTGCGGCAGAAGCTCGAGTTCTATGCAACCCAGAGGCAGCGGTTGTGATGGATAGCCCGAGCGGCCGAATTGTGGCGGCCGCCGCGGAACAGTTCGTGGTGCGCGATGCCCTGGGGCGACAGGTCAGCGTGCGCCGCCTATCGGCACTGGATCGGTTGCGTCTGTTCAAGGCGGTCGGACCCGATCTGGCGCAGAATGCACCTTATTTTGGCATGGCGATGCTGGCTGCGTCGGTGACTGCGATCGATGGTGTTCCGGTGCCCGCGCCGATGCGCGAAGGCCAGTTGGAGGCGCTGGTGCAGCTGCTGGGCGATGAGGGCCTGTCAGCTGCGGCCGACGCGTTTTCCGAAGATACGCCTGAAACCGTGGAGCTCGTGCACGCGGGAAACTCAGCCGGCACCCCGATCTGATCGACTGCCTATACCTGGTCAAGAACGGGGTGCCGTTTGACGTCGCGTTCTCTCTTACGCCATCCGACAGGCTGGCATGGATTGTCATCCTCGGTGAGTTGGATGGGCTGGTCTATGACTGGGATGGCGGGCGATGGCTGGCGTAACGACGTTGCGAAACGCGACGTTGCCGGGTTTGCCGCTGAAAAGGAGCATGTTCTTTTTTGAAAAAAAGAACCGAAAAACTTTTGTCGTTTTGGATCCGGGCTGGGTTGGGCAAGATTGCGCAAGGTGAAGTGGGCGCGAGAGCAAAAGTTTTTTGCTTCTTTTTTTCAAAAAAGAAGGCCTTCCTTTCTTCCAACCTTCAAGAGGTGCCGCGTGAGCGACCGCAGTCACCACGCATTTTCCGGCCATATGCCGCGCTGGGTCACGGCGGCGGTCTCGCGCGGCCGCCGCGAACTCGGGCGGATTGATGGTGGATCAAAGCATTTCGATTACGCGATTGCTGGAATCTTACCAAAAGCATTGGGTGCAGCAAGGAGGCCGGCGGCCGTATTGAAACGATCCGGGCAGGCCAGCCGCGTCGTCGCGCCCGGTCAGGCCGTTTCTGCGGGCCAATCTGTGCCCGGGCCGCCATCGCAAACTGGACCCAAGGGGCAACATTACATACCAGGTTCGAGCGGGCAGGCAGGCCGGCCGCAGCGCACGCAGGGGGCGGCAGGCGGGGTTGCCGCCGGTATGACGATGCCGGCCAGGCCGGGTGTCGGCGCGCGCGACGTGGCGGATGTGCCACCGGCGCGGACGGCGGCGCCCGGGCCGCAGGGCCAGGCCTCGCGACGCGTTGTCGTTACGATGGAAACCGCGCCTGC